AGGTGGTAATACATGAATGCCTCCACGCAGAGTATCCGTCTATATGTAAAGAGAATGAAGAGGAATGGGTCGATACTGCTGCACTTAATATCTCAAAGCTCCTTTGGCGTATGGGATATAAGGAATAATTTATTCTACTCTAGTCTATTATACTCTACTCTCTTGTGAGTATTTCGGAGATGCTTGGAGAAACTGGAGAAAGGATATTGAGTATTGAAATGGGACATGAATAGTAATAGGAATGGAGAGCGTGGTTTCGCATGGTGTGCGGAGAGATTCCGTAACGGCTCGCTCTCTCTGGGGGTTCTTGAAACAAAGGGCCACGCTACCTGAAATGGGATGGATAGAAGGAATACTTGGAATAGCTGGAGGCGGTTTGTCTATATGGCTTTGGTGGCTCAACAACAGGGCTGCGACCAAGGAGGAAATTAAGGATCAAAATGCTGCGGATAATCACGAGCGTACTGCTGATTACATCGACGACCAGTTGCGGTAGCATAAGGCTGCTGCCCACGACTAGGTTGCCTGAAGGGAACGTAAAGCGTCTCACTGAGATGCCTGAGTTTGAATCAGTAAAGGAATCACCGGAAGATGTTAAGCGTTGGGCAAAGGAAGCCCTTCATTCAATAAATGACTTGGAATATCAATTAAGGACTCAAGATGACTGACAGGGTAGAACTTCACGACAAAATCACTAAAGACATTAAGGATCGTTCCAGATGGGAGCAGAGGCAGAACCTATGGTACGAGATGAGGCACACAGGGCTGAGAAGGAAGAATAAGCCTTGGAACAATGCCAGTGACCTACACTTTCCCTTAGCAGACTCAGTAGTGGAGAGGCTCAAGCCGTTTTACTATATGCAGATAGTGGGAATGGACACCATAGCATCGTTCGTTCCGATGAGGCAGCAGGACGCTGGGATGACGGTCACAGCCGAAAGATGGTTCGACTACAAGATAAAGGAGAGCACTAATTTTCTGACAGAGGGGCTCACTTGGATTGACCACGGGCTGATGAGCGGCAGGTCGGTGATTAAAGTTTACTGGGATAGCGAGAAGAAGAGTGTTCAGTATGACGCTGTAGACCCAATGATGATCGTCGTACCGGACAGGACAAAGACGATTCAGGACTCAGAGCGCATAGTAAATATAATGCAGATGAGCATAGAGTCTTTCAAGAGCAACCCGCTGTACTCTGGTGTGGATATAGATGCAATTCAGTCTAAGCGTGGAAGAATAGGAAACAGCAACGAAAAGGAGGTATCTACTTATAGACGGGAAGGGCTCAACTATACCTCCGATATGAATAGAATAATTTTATGGGAGGTTTACGAAAAGCATGGAGGCAAGGTTCATGTTCAGACGTTCTGCCCAGAGGTAGCCAGCATGGATGTACGTCCCACTATGGAACTGGACTACGACCACGGAAACTATCCATTCGTTGATTTTAGCTACGAAATAAAAGATAAGGGATGGTATTCCCCTAGAGGCGTGTGCGAAATACTGGCTCCGTTCGAGTCATCACTTTGCAAGATGTGGAACGAGAAACATGATGCCATGACTCTGTTCAACCGCCCAATGTTCAAGACAGACAGAGATATTCCCAACAGCAGTAACATTAGACTTTCCCCTGCCCAGATACTTCCGGTTGGACTTGCTCCAGTGCAGATGAGTAATCCACCGATTAGCTGGGATCAGGAAATCGAGATGACACGACATATCGCGGAGCAGCGTATCGGTATGCCCGACTTTGGTGTTCAATCAATGCAAAACCAAGGAGACCGAAGGACGGCAACCGAAATTAATGCAATAAGCGGCCTCATGGCTGAATCCAATGACCTACGCGCCCGTGTGTTCCGTTTGTCTCTCGGTGAGCTGTATCTACAATCTTGGAACCTCTATCTGCAATACAACAAAGAGGACTTGGATTTTAGATACCGCGAGGATAATGGACGGATGGAGCCAGATGCCTTTTACGGTGATTATGTAATTGAGCCAAAGGGTGGGCCTGATAGTCAAAACCGAGCACTAAAGTTGCAACAGGCTATGCAGCGTAAACAACTCTTCTCTGGCTCCCCGTTCATTAACCAAGCGGAACTGGATCGTTCGATACTGGAGCTTGATGATCCGAGCTTGGTTCGCAGGATGTACCTTGACCCGCAAATGAGACAGCAACATGAGGGTCTTGAGGAAGCGAACAATATAAGTATCATGGAAACCGGATTCCCAGTGCCAGTGAGGGGAGACGAGAATTTTGAGATAAGGATTGGAGTCCTAGTTCAGTATTTGGACAACAAGATGTCAGGGGAAGAAGAAATGTCAGAGCAAACCCAGCAACTAATAGTAACAAGAATGAGCCAACTATTAGATGCTTATGAACAGGTAGACCCAAACTCTGCCCGACAAATGAGAAAACAACTTGCCGAATCTGCCGCCTCTTTAGCCGAGGAAAGGCAGGGGGCTGTAATGCAAGATGGGGAACAGCAAACTCAAGAAATCATGCCGCAGTAAGGAATATTCCCGAAAGTATTATAAAGAAAACAGAGAGAAAATAAGGGCGCAACAGAGGGAATACTACCGGAAGAACCGAGAAAGCCTTTCCCGCAAGGCCAGTGAATACTATTATGCCAACCCCCAGAAATCTAAAGAGTACAGAAAGGCATACTACCATAAATACAAAGACATAATAAACGCTCAGAGATTAGAGAGAAAAAGAAACAACCCGAAACTTCGCATAATATGCAATTTAAGGTCACGGCTTTCGTCTATAATAACAGGTAAGAGTAAGAGGACAATGGACTTGGTAGCGTGTGACAGGGATCACTTATTGAGACATCTGGAAGTTCAGTTCAAGAAGGGAATGAGATGGGGCAACTATGGGTCGGAGTGGGTGATCGACCATCACATACCCTTAACGGCATTTGATATTGATAACAAGAAAGAGTTTGAGGCGTGTTGGCACTTTAGTAATCTGAAGCCCATGTGGAAAAGAGAGAACATAGTGAAGGGAAGTAAGATATGCTTAGAAAGATAAAGGCGATGATGCTCTTTGCCAGAGAGATAGGATGGGTCAACGAACCCCATTGGAGCTCGGAAGATGCTAAGGTGTTGCAGATGTTCTTGGAGTCCGAGACAGGAAAGAAACTAGGAATGACACTATTGAATATGGTGATTAAAACTCAGTCTAGTTGTATAGAGAACAAAAAAGACCTTGAATTTAACGCAGGGTTTGCTAATGGTTTCAAAGGGGCGGTTAGTAGCTTGGAGGCTTTGGCTGACTCAAAACTTTACGAGAACTTGGAAGAGGATGAGCCAAGTCAACTCGAACATAAAGACATCCTATAAATACATTTCTGATTTGTGTTGCTCAGTGATGAAATATAAAGACACACCACAAGGTAGCAGAGTGCGAGCTATCTTGAAATAATGCACAAAGAGAACCATGAGTGAAGAAACAGAAGGTATAACATTGGAGCAGCTACAAGATATGGCTGCGGAACAGGATAGGTTATCAGGTTACAGTGAAGGTGAAATACCCGCTGAAGTCCCTGCTGCTGAAATAGCGCAACGTAGGGATGCAGGGTCGGAGCCAAAACCAGAACCGGATAAGCCAAAAGAGGAGACTAAGATTGAAGCCCCAGTGGCTAAGTCTGAGGAACCCAAGCCTGAACCGTCGCCTGACGCTGGGCCTCCAACCCTACCTGACGACTCTTCAGAAAGTGAAGTTGACCGAAGAACATCAAAGTCTGACATAAGGCTTAATGAGTCTTGGCGTAAACTGAATGATCGCAAAGGTGAGCTGGAAGAAAGGGAACGCGAAGTCGAGGAGATGAGAAATTCCTTGAATGAACGCTCCAAGCCAGAATCTTTTGTCGATGAGGACGGTAATACCGCAGAGGATTACGAAGCTGCTGCCAAAAACTTTGAACTCGAAGGGGAAGCTAATCTGGCCGCTAAGGCTATGGAGCAAGCCGAAAGAGTAAGAAGTATGGCTACGGATAACAAAGTGGAGAAGAACGATAACCAGTTCAAGAAGGAGTGGGGCGACAATTTTGATCGTGCCGCTGATTCATACCCTGAACTTAAAGACGCTAACTCCCAGTTCCGAAAGGCAGTCAATGGAATCCTTGAGGCAAGGCCAGTTCTCGCAACATACTCTGGTGGTATCATTGATGCCGCAGATATTATTGCCATGCAGATGAAGTCCGAGTCTGCTGGTCAACTTGAAGAACAGATCGGAACTCTTCAGAAGGAGAACGACGGTCTAAAATCTAAACTATCCATTGGTGGCTCTGAGCCCTCTACATCCCGTGTTGGATCAAGAGAGTTTGGGGAGTTGCCAGCTCAGGAGCAGTTTGCTGAATTGCAAAGACGCGCTGCTGAGATTGACGCTTCTGGGGGCTACTAATGGAGGAAACGCATTATTATTAAATGGCTACATTATCAACAACCAATCCCGCGTCGATTGCCAACGAGTATCAAACATACTTTAGTAAGCAGTTATTAGATTACGCGGTACAGGGTTTACGAAAAGCTGAGTTTGGTAAGACTGCACCTTTGCCTAAAAACTCTGGTGCTCAGACTATCAGATTCTTCCGCTTTAATGAACCTTCAGCAGCCAGCGTGGTAGACCTCACTGAAGGAACCGCGATGGCATCTAGCGCATATCGTGAGTTAACGCTTGCGTATGTCGAGGCGACTCTGAACCAAATCGGTCAGGTCATCGCTGTAACTGACGTACTCAACGCTACAACTCTTCTTAACATCATGTCCCAAGCCATCAAAACAAATGGCGAGGATGCTGCGTTGTACTGTGACAATCTCGTTCGTGATGAACTGGTTAATTCCGGTGATGCCGACGAGAGTGACAGCAGAACAAAGAAGTATTCAGGAGGCGCAACAACCTTAGCTGAATTGGCCGCTCTAACCGATGCCAACGGCAAGATTGACGCTACTGACCTACTTGACAGTGTTACCCAGTTGAAGGTTAACCGTGCTCCCCAAATTGCTGGGCAGTACGTTATGATCGCTTCTCCTCAGGTGACACGCGACCTAATGAACAACACTGACTGGCTCGAAGCCCATAAGTACAGTGCGGTTCAAGGTTTGTTCAAGGGCGAAGTCGGCTCGTTTCATGGCGTGAAAGTGATCGAGGACACAAATCCTTATATCGAAGGTGGAACAACCAAAGGCACTTATAATGCTGCTGGTGATATGTTCTCCTCGATTATATTGGGTGGTGATGCCTTTGGTGTTCCGGCATTAGCTGGTGAGTCACCGAAGTCTCCGTCGATAGTTATTACGGATACTCCTGATAAGAGCGATCCGCTTAACCAAACCACGACAATCGGCTGGAAGGCATACTACACCGCGAAAGTATTGAACGAAGATTGGTTCATTGTACTCCGCTCACGGTCTGCCTACTCGCATGGTGGTTCCTAAGAG